TTAGTGCAGTAGCGAGTCAATCTATAAATGATGTTTTTAGTGCAACATATAACCATTACAAAATAATAGGCTTTGCTATTGGAACTACAACAGCAGCATTGAATTTAAGATTAAGGGTTGCAGGTGCAGATGATTCAACAAGTAATTATGACACCGAACGATTAGAAGCAGATGGTACATCTGTAACAGCAGCGCGCGCTTCGGCTGGAACAAGTGCTCAGTTTTCTGCTGTAAGAAGCACTGCTAATAATAATTTTGATGTGACTTTATTCAACCCATTTGCAACAGAACAAACTAATTTTATTGCACAAGGTTTTGACCCGATAGACAACGCTTTAATAAGAAATCATTTTGGTCGTTTTCGTTTAACGACATCTTTTACTGGGATAACTGTTATTGCTGGTGCTGGTACTATGACTGGTTCAATTTCTGTTTATGGTTTTAATAAGTGAGGAATAAATAATGGCAACTGAAAAGATTTACATACAAATAGATAATGAAAAGATTGAATTAAGTGGTCAAGCAAAAGCAGATTTTATTGCTGACAGAGAAACAACTAATGTCGCAATTCAATTAGTTGAAGCCGAAGCCACAGCCAAGAAACAAGCGCGTATTGATGCAATAACTAAATTAGGTCAGGCTTCAGGATTAACAACAGAAGAAATAGAATCAATCTTAAATATTTAGTATTGAGTTAATTTCTGCTTCAGATAGACCAGATGCTGCACCTAGTTTAGTAATCGCATCTATTCTTAGTTGCTTCTTTGCCTCATACTCGGCTTCGAGTAGTGCGTGCGCTGTTTTTGTTGCTTCTCTATCAGCAATAAAAGCATCTTTATCTGTGCCAGTTAATTCGATAACTTCTTCTCCAACTTGTATTTTAATTATTTCACTTTTAACCATTGTCATAATCCTTTATCTATTAAATCCATAAACACTTAATGAACCAGTTTGATTATTAGTCCAAAGAAAAGTTGCAGAATCATAAGAAGTAGTAACAGTTGTTGCACCACTATCAAATTCCATAAAATGATTTGTTCCATCAAATCTAACTGTTTGTGAATAAAAACTTGTGGTAGTTGTTGCTTTTGGATTGAACAAATACAAATTATTAACGTGTGTTTGCGTGTTTTCCATATAAGCAATTCTAAAAGAACTTGTTATACCACCATCATTAAATCCAGAATATGTTAATGTGTTAGAGCCTTGTTCATTTCCGCGCCACCTGTAGTTATTTGATGAATTATCAACACCTGCTGCTCTTAAACGAAATGTTGAAAGTGTTGCTGCTGTTGCTAAAGTTGGAATATTAAAAATAATTTGATAATTGTTATATGTGCTTGTAAAAGTATCGGTTGGTAAAGATACGCTCGCTACTCCACTAAAACTAGTTGTATTGATCAGAGTTAAACCTTGTGAGGTTGTTGGGGCAACAGAAACCCAGTTTGTGCCGTTGTAAACTTCCATTTTATCTGTGTCAGTTAAATAAGAGGTCATTCCTTCTTCAAAGTTTGCTGTACCAATTGCTGATGAACGTGCAGCAGAACCTGCGAATGTCATAACAACTTGATCTTGCAAATAATTCTGAACATTACTTGCCGTCAAAATTTCACCAGCGGTAAACGTTCTAAAACCAGAACCCATTAAAACTCCTTAAAAACCTAATCTGCCTGTGTCTAACAAACCAAACTCGGTGTCATCTAGCACAAGGCTAGCATAATCTAGAGTTTGGAAACCGAAAGTAATTCTGTGTGATGCTGGTTGTATGTCGTGATCAATTCTAATAATGGAAGCAAATTTGTCTATCTGCGACCCAACATTGTTTGGGGTGAACTTGATTCTTGCCACATCACCTATTTCAAGACCCAGAACATCTGATTGATCTGAGGGTGTTAAAGACTCAAGTTGAACAGTTAAGGTTTCAAATCTGTATTCAGGCTCAGAGTATTGGGAAAGAAGATAGTTTGCTAACTCTAAAGCATCCGAATCAGTATTCATTAGAAGATTAGTTTGAATTAAAGCCTGCTGACCATAAGAGTTAATCGAGTCACTATCAAAGGCAATGGCTGTACCACCATTATTTCTTTCAATTTGAACATAGTTATACAAAAGTTCTGAGCCGTAAACAACTTGAACTTCGCTAAATTCAACACCTGTTCCATCATCTGAGAAAGTAACTTGGCCTGCTGAAACAGGTGCAACGCTTCTATCTTTGAAAACAATGAAACCATCTGATCCCATAAAAATAGAACCAGGTTCAGAATCAGTAACTAACTGCAAATATTCTAAAGCGTTAGTTCCATCTTGAATCACATCTGCTTGCAAAGTTGTTGCACCAGTATCAATATCTCTTAAAGAGGATGGCCAATTAACTTCACTTCGATCTAAAATTGAGTTAATTCTTGCACCAGTTTTTTGTGAAGTTTCAGTACTAGCACTCAACGCTCTTTGAGCCAACAATGTAAAACCATCAACGCAATCAGCACCAGCCAAAGATAAACCTGACAAATCGTAATTAAGATTCCAGTCATCAACAACACCATAAAAGACTGCTGAACCACCTGTTTCAACTTTAATTGTTCTTTTAGGAATGATTTGACCAAAGAAAGGGCTTGCTGTGTTCTCAGGGTCAAATGCACGAGAGTTGTTGTTTAATTCAATTGTTGCACCACCAGCGGTAAAGCGATCTAGTTGACGTGACTTTCCACGAGCAACAGAAACACTTCGAACATATTCTGAAACATCATAAAATAAAGTTCCGCCAAGAGTGTATTCAGTATTGTCTAAAACACCTTGAACAGGATCATCAAGAATAAAAAAAGGTCCACCAAGAGCAGATAAATCAAAACCTATTTCAACAGTTGTTGCAGGAATTGACATTAGGCACTCGCAAAGACTGGGCCTGAAGTTTTCTCAAACTTCTTGATTGCATCAACAATTTCTCTACCAACTTGAGCACCTGAAGTTCCAATACCAGCGTTAACAACAATGTTGTAAGTTGCGCCCATTCCAACAGAATTAGCACCTGACAAAGGAATAACTGCTTCAGGTCCTGCTTCACCAATTGTTACGTCTTTTCTTCCGAGAACAATTCCACCTTTAGCAAGTTTTTTTCTTTGATTCTGTAATGCAAACGCTAATGCAGTATAAGAACCAGCAGCAGTACCAAATTGGGCAGCAGCACTAGAAGCCGAAGCAAATTGACTTGGTGATAGTTGAGGTGATAATGGTCTTGGTGTTGGTCTTTGTCCACTTGGTGTTGGTGCAGTTGGAGTTGGAGCACCACCTGATGATCCACTTGTTGTTAAACTTTCAGCAATAGCCTTAAGTTCTGCTCTTGCTCTTTCCAAGGCTGCTTTAATTCCCTCAACCATTGCTTCTGCTTGTTTGACACCAGCGTCATAAAAAGCCACAGCACCGAACTCACCAACTTGATCAGCAACACTAAATATTGAATTAACAAGAGTGTTTACCTGTTCAACAACTGTTGCACCACCACTAATGATGTTGTCAGCAATCTTTGAACCTGCTTCAAAACCTGCATCAAGAACTTGTCTAATTGCTCTTTCATTTAATCCAAGAACAACGAGTTGTTTAACTTTGTCTGCAAAAACTGTGGCTTGATTTGCTTGATCTGCTAAACCTTTTAAGAAGTTTTCTGATTCAGCGGCTTTACCGAAGTTTAAGATTCCTGTGATTGTGCTACCAATGGCGTTCTTGAAGTTGGTGAACTTGCCGCGTACATCTTCAAGGGCTGATTCTGCTTTACGTAAAGATTCTTCTAGGTTATCAACAACGACTTGAGCAGCATTTTTGGCTGCATCTTTAACTTTTTTAAGTTCTTCAGAAGTTTTTTCTAAGCCTTTATTCATCTTGCCTATGCTTGGCACAACTGTTTCACTAACCTCTGTTCCTAGAGTGTCTGTTTGTGCTGCCAAAGCACCCATATTGTTTGATGCTTCAACTGTTGCAAGGCTTATTCGCTTGAGAGAGACTGGTGCTATCTGACCAACTTCTTTAACATCAACCCCAAACATTTGCAGGCCTCTAATTACTAAATTCATTCCTTGTAAGAATAAATTCATATGATCAATAACAAAATTGATTGCTCCCTCAGCAAAAGTGATGAAAGCATTTCCTAGTTTTTGTATTCCTTGACGGAATTTATCTGACGTTCTGAAAGCGTGAATTAAAGCGACTACTAATAACGCTAGTCCAGCGGCTACGAGGTAAACAGGGTTTGCTAAAAGAACTATTTGTAAAATTTTGAACACTTCAATAAATGTTTTAACTGCACCTATAACTTTTCCAACAATGAAAAGCAATGGTCCAAGAGCGGCAATTAAGCCTAAGATTTTTAATCCTGTTTCAATAGTTTCAGGACTTAAAGCCTTGAATTTGTCAACAAGTTTTTGTACTTCGGGAATAACTTGATTTTTGATCACGTCACTAACTTGAAGAACGACAGGTAGTAAAACTGATCCTATATCTTCTTTAAGTTGATTGAACTCTCTGCCCAAAAGAATAATTCTTCCCTCTGGGGTTTTTGCTAACTCCTCATTAAAACCTTTATAGGTTGAATTAAGAACTTCAACAAGTGCAGCGGCACGCTCTGATTCTGTACCATTAGCAATTTTCTTTTTAGTATCTTCATCTAAAACAAATCCAACTCTTGTTAAAGAAGCAAACTGTCCATTCAATGCCTGTGCCAAACCATTTGTCATAGACTTGAAATCGTCACCAGTAGCAGTTGCACCTTTTTCTGCAAGCACATAATCTAAAATCGCTGGTGTAAGTTTTGAAATTGTGTCGGCTTGTAAATCAAAAGTTGCTAACTGTGATTGTGTTGTAACAATGCTTTCCCTAGAAGCAACACCAACTTTTTCTAAAGC